GTAGCGGCGCGGTTGGGCACCCGATCTACGCTTGAGGAGACGCGCACCGAGCGGTTCATCGGCATTGCCAAGCGCGGGTCCTTACCAGTTCCCCTTCGCTACTATGCGGCCCACACTGGCCGGTGGGGTGGCACCGACAAGCTCAACCTCCAGAACCTCCCAAGCCGGGGCGACAGTACGTTGAAGAGCGCCATCCTGCCCCCGGCGGGCCATGTGATCATCGACTGCGACTCCAGCCAGATCGAGGCGCGGGTGTTGGCGTGGTTGGCAGGACAGGATGACCTCGTGCAGGCGTTCGCCAACCGGGAAGACGTTTACAAAATCATGGCGTCTAAAATTTATAACAAGCCTATTGATGAAATTAATAAGGAGGAACGATTTCTAGGCAAAACGGTAGTACTTGGTTGTGGGTACGGCCTTGGTGCTGCGAAGTTTCAATCGTCCCTCAAAACTTCTGGCGTGACGTTGGAGTTGGAGGAATGCCAGAACATCATCAATGTTTACCGTGAAACATACTCCGCGATCCCGGCGCTGTGGAAGCAGGGCCAGCGGTGCCTTGAGGCGATGTTGGAGGGCAGAACAGCCCCCATCGGCGTGCGACCGGAGGCGTTGCATCTTGGGGCGGATGGCTTCGTGCTGCCGAGCGGATACAGTCTGGGGTATGACGACTTGCAGAAGGACTCCGAGGGGCAGTTCAGCTACAAGACCCGGAACGGCAGGACGCGGATCTACGGTGGCAAGGTGATTGAGAACGTCACGCAGGCTATAGCGCGGTGCGTCATAGCCGAGCAGATGGTCAACATCTCATACGAGTACCGCCCCGTCATGACGGTCCACGACGCTATTGCCATCGTCGCCCCGGAAGCAGAAGCCGAGCGGGCGCAGGCGTTCATCGAGGAGTGTTTCCGCGAAACGCCCGTCTGGGCAGAGGGCTTGCCTTTGAATTGCGAGAGTGGTATTGGAAGGAACTACGGTGAATGCTAAAGGCGGACAAAAATGGCAACGTGGTCTTATTCCTCTATCAATCTTTTCAAGCAGTGCCCCCGGAAATACTACCGACTGCGGGTAAGTAAAGACATCAAAGAAGATGAATATGTAGAGCATCTTATCTACGGCAATGAAGTTCACAAAGCGGCAGAAGAGTATGGCCGGGACGGTACGCCCATCCCGGAGAAGTTTATCTACATCAAACAGTATGTGGACACACTGATCGAGTCGCCGGGGGATAAGTACTACGAGCATAAGATGGGGTTGACGCAGGACCTCGACGCCTGCGGGTTCATGGATAAGGGCGTGTGGTGGCGCGGCATTGCCGACTTCCTCGCCATCAACGGTAAAGAGGCGGTGCTGGTGGACTACAAGACCGGCAAGAGCGCCCGCTACGCCGACACCGCACAGCTTGAGCTTCTGGCGCTGGCTATCTTTGCCCACTTCCCGGATGTGCAGATAGTGCGGGCTGGGTTGCTGTTCGTTGTCAGCAAAGAGTTTATCGAGGTGGAAATCATCCGCGACAGCCAAGCACATCTTTGGAAGCCTTGGCTCAAAGTTACTGACCAGCTTGATGCGTGCTTTGAGAACGACACTTGGAACCCGAGCCCTAATTTTACCTGTAGAAAATTTTGTCCTGTAACTGATTGTGAACACAACGGGAGAAGGTAAATGCCTTACACCAACAAACCAAGACCTTATAAAAAAGAGTATCAACAGCAGAAGGCCAGAGACGAGAACCCTTCCCGTGCAGCGCGAGCAAGGGCACGGTATGAGATGGACAACCCCGGCAAGGACGGCAAGGTTATTAAACGCAAAGGGAAAGACATTGAGCATATCAAGCCACTGTCCAAGGGTGGCGACTCCTCTTTGTCTAATCTGCGCCTTGAGTCTCCGAGCGACAACCGGAGCTTCTACCGCAACGCGGACCACACGGTTAAGAAGAACGTCTCGCGGAAGAAGAAGTAATGGACACCACCGTACACTTCAGCAGCGCCACGGATGAGTGGGCGACTCCACAAGATTTCTTTGACAAGTTAATGGCGACCTATCGATTCACCTTGGATGTTTGCGCGACCGCAGAAAACGCCAAGTGTGCAGACTTCTATACAAAGGAAGACAACGGCCTTACCAAATATTGGATGGGCCGATGTTGGATGAACCCCCCTTACGGGCGCGACATTAAATACTGGGTGAAGAAAGCCTACGAAAGCGCCCGAGACAACGGGGCTCTTGTTGTGTGCCTGCTCCCAGCCCGGACCGACACCGCATGGTGGCACGACTATGTGCTTCCCTACGGAGAAGTGACGTTCATCCGGGGCCGACTTAAATTTGGAGGCGCAAAAAATAGCGCCCCGTTCCCTAGCGCAATAGTGGTATTTAAATAATGTCATTTGGGTATCCATATGTTTCATACGGTGTAAAACAATGCCCTGTATGTAAAGAAAATAAAAATCTTGAATCATACTCACATAAATCAAAAACTAAAGATGGGCACCAAGCAACATGCAAAGCGTGTGTTAACGCCAAACTGTACAAGAGAAATTCTGTTAAATACGCAAAACACTTAAGTAAATACTTTAAATACGAAACATAAAATAAATGGAAATAATAGATAACAAGTACTTAGCGGTACGCACACGAAACCCAAACAAAATCACAGACGTAATTGAGGAGAGCCAAGTAGTAGATCAAGAAGCCGACATTTCCACCGTTGCCGTTGAATGGGACTTAAAACGTGCCCAGCAGTTGACTAGATTAGAAGTTAAAAATGTCCCCAGTCCGATCCTCCGGGACTACGACTGGCCGGGGCTGTATACACCGTTCCAACACCAGCGTGATACCGGGGAGTTCCTGACCCTGCATCCGAGGGCGTACTGCTTCAACGAGCAAGGCACGGGGAAGACCGGGGCGGCTATCTGGGCGTCCGACTACCTGATGAAGTGGAAGTACATTCGGCGCGTGCTGGTCGTGTGCCCCCTGTCGATCATGCAGGCCGCATGGCAGCGGGATCTGTTCAACTTCGCTACGCACAGGTCTGTCGGTATCGCGCACGGCACAAAAGATAAGCGCCAAAAAATTATCGAAGGTAACTACGACTACGTCATCATAAATTTTGATGGGGTGGAAATTGTCGCCGACGCCATTGCCAAGAACAAGTTCGACCTCATCATCATTGACGAGGCCAACGCCTATAAGACGACGACCACCAAGCGGTGGCGGGTGATGAAAAAATTAGTGACTGAAGACCGCTGGCTGTGGCTAATGACCGGGACCCCTGCGGCGCAGTCCCCTGCCGACGCTTATGGGCTTGCCAAACTATGCACGCCCGACACGGTGCCTAAGTTTTTTGGCGCGTGGAAGGATGCGGTGATGACTCAGATCAGTCGGTTCAAGTGGATACCCAAGGTGGACGCGGCGCAGAAAGTTCACACGGCTTTGCAGCCTGCCATTCGGTTTGCCAAAAAAGATTGCCTAGACCTGCCGCCGATCACATACATCGACCGGGAAGCCCCGCTGACGGCGCAGCAGAAGAAGTACTACGACATCCTCAAGAAGGATTTCTTGATGACCGCCGGGGAAGAGGAGATTACCTCGGCCAACGTCGCGGTGAACATCAACAAGCTCTTGCAGATTTCGGGCGGGGCGGTCTACACCAACTCCGGGGCAACCGCCGAGTTTGATGTGTCCAATCGGTTGAAGGTTGTGGAGGAGGCGATCAATGAGGCGTCGCACAAGGTGCTGGTATTCGTCCCGTTCTCGCACACCATCAGCCTTTTAAGAAACTATCTCGACAGCAAACACATCCCCTGCGAAGTGATTGCCGGGGATGTATCCGCGACCAAGCGCAACGACATCATCCAGCGGTTCCAAACCAACGGGGAAGATGATTTGAAAGTGTTGGTCATCCAGCCCGCCGCTGCGGCGCACGGGGTCACGCTGACCGCCGCCGACACCATCATCTGGTACGCCCCCTGTACATCAATCGAGACCTACCTACAGGCGAATGCGCGTATCGACCGGCAGGGACAAAAGAACCCGATGACCGTCATCCACATTGCGGGCTCGCAAGTGGAGAACCGCCTCTACGCCATGCTAAGAGACAAACTCGGCGACCATACAAAGTTGATCGATTTGTACAATCAGGAGTTGACAGAGTAAATTTAGTTTCCTAAGATTCGATTCGCACGACAACAAACACGAGGTAAAAACATGGAATCTAATGAATACGGGGTTGACACCCTCGTAGAGGCTTACGTCGCTCTACGCGATGAGAAGCGGGAGCTTGAGCGCAATGTGGCGCTCAAAGTTGAGCAACTTGATAAAGAAATGCAGGTGCTCACCACAGCGATGAACGACCTGTGTAAGGAACTAGGCGCGGACAGCATCCGCACCAACTACGGCACCGTTATCCGCACCGTCAAGACCAAGTATTGGACCAACGACTGGTCGGCCTTTCATCGGTTTATGAAGGATAACGATGCGTTTGAACTTCTGGAGAAGCGTATCCACCAGACGAATATGAAGACCTTTATGGAGGAGAATCCCGATCTCCATCCCGAGGGTCTGAATATGGACAAAGAGTACGCAATTACCATTCGTAAGAAAAGTTAAGGAGATTTAAGATGAGCGATATGATTCCGTTTAATGCTGGTATGGTGCCCGACTACATCCGTAGTGAAGGCCAGTCTGAACTGACCAAGGGTCTGATGCAGAGGATGGGGGGCACTAACAAGCGCATCTCTATCCGGGGCAAGGTGTTCCGCCTGATCGTCAACGGTGAGGAAGTGGCGAAGAAGAAGGACGCCCTTGACGTAGTCATCGTCAACGTGGCAAAGGACGTTTCCCGGACCTACTACGCCGGGACCTACGACCCGACTGCGGATGCCGCGCCGCCGACTTGCTGGTCGGCTGACAGCAAGGCCCCGCACCCCAGTGTGGAGAACCCGCA